CTAACTTGGTTATCTGCCCAATGTCGTTGTAAGAACGCGGCTAAACTGAATTGTTCCCAAATCGAAAGTTCAGCCGCTGTTCTTATACCCTCTCCCATATCGACAGGCACCTCTACTACCATCGTAGAATCTTCCGAACCAAAAGCTGGTTCTAATTTATAGCCTGCTTTTCTTAATGGTTCAATTAATTCTGATTGTTTGGCCAGTCTTATTCTACGAATATAAAATCTTGACTCTGGATAATGTAAACCGGGTGTAGCACCAACAAGCAAAGATACAGTCCCACTTGGTTTTACTGAAGTTGTTTTTATTGACTTCGGTACCGCAAACCAGTCACTATATTGTTTATCCCACTCTTGAATTTTATCGTAACCTGTCTCGAGCCATTCTCTTAATTCTTCAATCCCTCTAAATGACAAAAACTGCGCAATACCACTAACACTGCAGCCAATCCTACGATTCCTCAACATAACTCTATTTGTTTCTGGCCAATGAGTCTTTCCAAGAGTAACAGTCTTCGCGTACAGATAAGCATACTTTAATGTCTTTAAATAATCTTCTAATGAATCATGGTTATTAGGAAATGTTTCAACTAAACAACATAATTCGTAAGATTCTAGAGTTTGCTCCAAACAAGGATTACCGCCGGCAGCTCTATGATCCTTATTATCTCTACCATTTTTCATCCTAGAGTAACCTTGCATATTTTCTAACCAAGCAAACCCGGGCTCACCATTGTCTATGATTCTTTTACATACATCTTTATAGTCCATTCCCAATTCTGCAAATATTGAATTGTTTGAAGTCCAACCATATTGCTCTCTGTGTGGGTTGACTTTGTAGTTTTTTAAATCAAGATACTCATCATCCTCTGGGCTACCAAATACAATTTCTGCTGTTCTACGAACATTACCAGCTACGACACATTTGCCAATTAGATTCATTATATCTACAATTGTAGTAACTGTCAATGGAGCTCCCATATTTTTTGCAAGTACAGATCTTGTTGCTTCATGCACCTCTTTCAATGGCTTCCACCCACTAGAAAGACCGCCAAATCCTTTAATTAATTCACCAGCTGGTCTAATTTTTGAATAATCAAAAGAAATGTCAGATGATCCATGAAAATAAGAATCTATCAGTGCCCCAACTGATTCAACCCAACCCTCACGAGTATCAGGTATCACAAATGTTTCTGGAGCTCTTTTTGTTGTTGGGCCTTTTACTAATATCTTTTCTGCACCCTTAGTATCAAAGCCCACACCCACACCTAACATGCTGGCATCCATCAAAAAACAAAAAGGTTTTGAACCATCTTCTTTGATTGTCTCTGTTGAAACAAAGGCACAATTATTAAGAGCTGCGTAGAGTTTCTTTTTTTCAGTTATGACGCTTCCCATCGCCCACAAGCCTCGACCCGGTGGCAAGAATTTCATATTGAATATACGGTCAAACATTTCTTGGGCTGATCTTTGTGCCTGCCATGCATTCCAGCCTAATTGATGAGAATCAATCCACTGCTTTTGCATTGTGTATGTTCCCTCTACAACTCTTTGAACAGTTTCCCACCATCTCTCATTTTTTCCATTTTCTTTAATTCTTGAGTAGGTTCTCATATAAACTAACTCACCCAAGCCGTTAAAACCGAATGGTGGTTTTTTCCTTTTGTACTTGGTTATAAATGTCAATGATAACTTAAATTTTTGTGTCATTAGAACCTTTCTCCTTTTAGTAACAGTTCTATGGATAAATAAAGAGATATATTAGTTTGTTTCGAAATCTTCATACTTTTTTGCTAATAATTTTCTCGTGTATTCAGCTCCACCATTTACTTTCTTTTGAACAGCCTTGCCAGGATCAGAAGACGAATCAAAAATATCAATTTTACCAATACTAGTATTCATTGTTGTAGGAAATGTCATTCCATCCTGTCCAAAACGATTTTTAATTACATGAACTCGTGCAGTATTAGCTAATTTATCTTCAATCTTTCTAGATAATGACATCACAAAATCAGCTGTCATAATTTTTGCATATGATTCAGCAATTTTTTCTGCACCAATTATCTCGTCGTCTAGTGATGATCTATTCGATTGTGATGCTGTCCACACAGGAATTTGAAACTCCCCGCTCATTCCCCTCAAATCTTCATAAATGTTACCTAATTGATGTCTTATTTCTCCTGATGAAGCTTTTGAGGTATCACTAAGAAGATCTGCATAATCAACTATTATAATATCTGGTGAATGACCTAAAAGCTCTACTGTCTTTAGATGTGTATAAAGCGTCTGAACACCTGCTGATCTTGTTGGAAAATATTTAATAAGAAGCTCACCTACACAATCTCTTTGAATAATAGACTTTACCTTAGCTTTATTCTCCTTAATATTAGGGACAGGAACTTCTGAAAATACTGTCGCGTATCTCATTCCAACATAAGCCTGATTTAGTTCTAAAGTATAATGCATTACATTCTTACCTGCCATTAATGCATTCACACCTAATGCCTGCAAAAACCAACTCTTACCAATTCCTGCAGGTGCAACTACAATGCCAAGTTCACCTCCTGCTAGTCCTCCATCCATAACATTGTCTATAGCATCCCAACCTGTTCTCACTGATGCTCTGTTTATTTCATCTAATATTGTATCAAACTCTTTAACATAATTTAAGCCAACATCTCTTGATGACCCAGCACGCATTGCATTGTCAATTACTCTTTTTATTTCATCATACTTGCCAATCTGAAGAAGATCAACTGACTTAACAATAGCAGATTTTAATTGCTGATTTTTGCAAAACGTTATTGTCTCTGTCTTGACAAATTCTAAATCAGTTGCCTCAAGATGTTTTGTGACTTCTCGCAATTCATCAACAACAGCACCATTCAATAGCGGCTGATTTATTTCATTTATTTTTACTTTTAAAGCAGCAAGTGTAGGTGTAACTTTATATTCATAGTAATAATCTTTAATACTTTTAGTAAGCCACTGTTTAGATTCAGAATCAAATAATTCTGGGAATATTAAATCGTATATTTTGACTGCAAATTCTTGGTCTACTAATAAGCATGTTATAATCTTTGTTTGAAATACAGCTCCATATTTTATTAATGAATCGTTAATTGGCGGTGTCATTTTGTAATATCATCTCCAGTTTATTAAAACTTGTTTGTAACCATACATCAGGATTTCTAATTGCATGATCAACCCCATCTTCTAAAAACATTGTGTGTAACTTATATTTTACTAACCTATTTGTGCCTTCTCTAACACCAGCAACGATGTCTAATTTAGCACCTCCATGTATATCAACTTTCTTAAGTTGCATTAATCTATAATTTCTTTCAAGTAAATCTTTGTGCTCGTCTAACGAATCTGAAACTTTAAAAAACTCTTCTAAATTATGTATAACTTTATCTTTCAAAAATGGGAATTTTTTTCGTATTGTTTTAAGAGCCCACCCTCTTATACCTTGTATATTATCAGACTTGTCACCATCAATTATTCTATAATAAATAAAATTTTCACTTAATATCTCGAATTCATCAAATATTTTTTTCTTTGTAACAAGGACTTTTTTTGTTGGTGACCAAACTTCAACTCTTTCATCTACCAACTGATAAAAATCTTTATCTGTTGACATGATTGTTACTCTTGAATCCTTTAAAACTTCAGATGCAATGTAACCAATTGTATCATCTGCTTCTATATTTTCAATGGACAATATTGTCACTGGAAGGTTGTCTAAATATTTTACCAACCTAGTGAGTTGTCGTCTCATATTTTCTTGTTCACTCTCTTCTTTAAGAGCGATAAGCCTATTAGGTCTCTTGAGTGGCTTTCTTCCAGCTTTGTATTCTGGATAGAGTTTCTTTCTTCTAACAGATCCACCTTTGCCATCAAATGCAATAATACATCTTGTAGGATTTAAAGTTCTTATCGCAAGTGCAATTGTCTGAAGAAAACCTACTATGCCACCAATGTGTTGGCCATCAGCATTTGTTGCAGGTGACGATGCCCATGTCCTGATAAAATTATTTAAACCATCGATTATAAGGACATGGTCATTTACATTGCCATCTCCTTCAATATAATCACCAATCTGAGTTAGAATTTCCTTGTATCTTTTACGCATCTTGATTGACTACTTCATCTGTAAACTCGACATCATCAATGCCTCTCTTATCATCATACTGAAGAATGCTAGCATCACAGATTTTTTCATAAAGATAATCTTTAAGTCCATCTATGTCTACTAACTTATCTTTGAAGTCCTTTGATAAGAATTTTACAGGTGTACCATTATAGTCAATAGTATACCAAGATCCAGCAACTTGTGCAACCTTAATATTCTTAAGAGCTTGCAACCAACCTCCTGCATCATCAATGCCACGATCAAAATACATCTCATAATCTGATTGCCTGAGTGGAGGTCCAATTCTATTCTTGATAATTTTAGCTCTACACTTATGACCAATTACATTTTGTTCTTTATCTTTGATCATACCCATATTTGATAACCGGATGCGAGTGGAAGCATGAAATGGTAACGCCAAGCCTCCACTCGTAGTATATGGATCACCAAACATTACACCCAATTTTTGGCGTAGTTGATTAGTGAACACCAACGTGATATTATGTCTTCCAATCATTTGAGTAATCTTTCTCATAGCTTTCGATATTATGATAGCTTTAGAAGTTGCCCATCCATCTTTTTCATAGTCAGCAGACATCTCAACTTTAGTAGATGCTCCAGCCAAACTATCAACCAATATCGTAATATATTTATCTTTATCAGATTCTCTTACTTTAATTACGATATCTTCGATAGCTTGAAATATATCTTCAACAGTTTCCATGTGAAGATACAGGATATTCTTAGTATCAGCTCCAATTGCATCTAAAAACTCTTTACTAACTGAAGTCTCTGTGTCAATGTAAACTGCGATACCACCCTTTTTTTGTGTCTCAGCAAGAATATGTGCCCCAAGCAGTGATTTTCCGGAAGCCTGAAGACCATTGATCTCCGTTATTCTTCCCACTGCTATTCCAGCATTTGGTTTATTTGAAATTGCTAAGTCAAGTAAGGATGATCCTGTAGAAATGAAGTCGTTAATATCTGTTGGTGTATCATCCGACCCATCTAAAAAGAAAGCTACTTTTTGTCCTTTTAACTTAGAGTTTAGACTCTTTGCTAACTCACTAGCAAGAACATCTCGTCGCTCGCTCATAGTGTACTCCTGTGACAATTAGTTAGTTATTGAATAGCTCGTCGAATGCGGCAGAAACGTCTTCTTTCTTTTCTTTAGGCGTCGAATCATTTTTAACCGAATCTAGATTAAGATCATCTTTGTCTACTTCGTTATCTTGATCAAGCCAAGATTCGAGTGCAGTCTTTAATTCATCGTAAGAAAGTTCACTATAGATGTCAGTGATTTCCTTTTGTGTTTCTTTAACAGCGCGCATTGTGTCTGTATTCTCTGTCACAGGTGTCTGATTTGGCTTTACACGAATAGTCGTACTTGGAAATGCTCTTCCAGTCTCTTCACTAGTCTTAAAATCCACAACAATGTCTCTTCCACTTACAGGGTCTGTAATATCTCCATAGTCTGGATCTGCTATTACACTAAGAAGTTCTTGATAAACCATCTTACCAAATCCCCAGAATTTTACTCCCTCAGATTCTTCTCCTCTCACTATGATTGGCGCATATGTACGCATCTTAGATTCGATTTTTCTTCCAAGTTTATAATCTTCTTTATTCCCTGATGTTTTTAGTTTTGTTGCAAACTCTTCAATCGGATCAGGCCGGCCAAATGAAATTGGAGAAAGATAATTCCTTTCACCCATATCATAATGAAAATACAACTCAATAAACGGATTGTCCTTATTAAATTTATAAGGCACAATTCGAATTTGTGTTCTTCCCGGACTGGGTTTCCATAAACTAGATGTTCTTGTATTTGATTGTTGAAGTTGAGATAACTTTGATTTAATTACGTTAAGATCCATTATTTATTTTCCTTTTTAATGTTCAATTGTTAATTAATTACAATAATATATATTTCTCATTAATGCCAAAGTGTGTTTTTTTTATATATTTTTTTTAATAAAAAACCCCGGATGGGGATTATAAGATATTCATACAATGTATATAATAAAAATTCCGGGGTCTTTTTAAAATTGGAAATTTTTGGGGATGGTGGGCTTGCGATTACCACCAACTTCTAGCTCAGATTTGTCGAACCTTGTACCTGACACCTAAGAGTTACCTTAGTTCTTCTCAATAGTGGTTAACCATCGTTGAAGCCAGCACAACCTGTTTGCCATTGCCTTATCTCTCTGAGTTTAGATTAATTCGGCCACAAGATGGGATTTCGGTGTTACCCTTACCCATAACAAGGTCAAAGAATCGCGTTCTTTT